CGACCTCAACCTGGGCAACAAGTTGCTCACCTGGGAAATCGAGCCAGCGGGCAAAAACACCCCGGCCGTCAGTTCCGACGGGGGCGTTGGCGTTAGCCATCTGCTGGTTGATTTCAGGAAGAGTTACCTGAAGGTAGGTGCGGTAGGCAAGGTCACCATTTCGTGAAATGGTGCAAGTGACACGGCGGCCGAAATCGGCCTGGCCGTTGAAAGTTTGCTCAATAGATTCGACGGCAAAATTTGTGTGGCGGCGGTATGTAACCTTCCAGAAAGTGATCTGGGGGTTGCCGGTGAGATAGACGTCCTGGGCGCCATAGGCGACAAGCTGCATTAATCCTCCTCCCATACTGTTATACTTTTCCTCAAGAAAAAAAAATCGCGGATTCTAATTTAATTCATTTTTCTCTAACAAAAATATGGGCAGAATCTCATGCTTATTTTTTCCTTCATTCTTCAAGGGTATCAATATTTAAATTTAGAGAGATAAATTTTTTAAGATAGGAGTCCAAAAATACCTCTTTTTTTCCACCATGATTTTTAGTAAATACATAACAGTCTCCGTTTTTCTTTACCTTCCATCCGTTTTCGAGAGCATTATATATGAAAGCCATTTTGTGAAGTTTAATAATATCTATTTTTTTGCCATTCTCTATATCGAACGGAGAAACATCCATATAAATAAAATAGTATAAGAAAAATTCATGAATATATCGTATAAAACGATACAATTATGGCATTCAAGCCCAAACCCGATAAAAAAATAATGGCGTCACCTATTATTACACTGGACAAAACTCATGAAAAAAAGATGGAAGGGTTTTATCATGATGAAACTAATATAATTCCTGAGCTTGAAGAACAATGTAAAAATCTCCAAAAAAAGGGAGAATCCACCAAAAATCTTGAACAACATATTCAAAAACTTAAAAATAAAAAGAAGAAGTATCTACTTCAAAATTCAAAACATATTTTCGATTATTTCGAGAATAAAAAAGATATATCATCCGATAATACTAAACCCAAGGTTCTGGATATTTTTTTTGGAATCAATAGAGAGAAAAATAAAGAGGTACTTCAAAATTACAATGAAACAGTGAGTAGTTATTTTAATAGTATTGACCCCCATTATCTGAATATCGATGCCTATTATTATGACAATGAAATATGTGAACATTGTGAAAAGGGAGAACTTATACCTATAGAGTACGAAGGTATAGTGGTCTGTAATAACTGTTACCGTAATACCCCCTATATTTTTCAAAAGGAGAAACCATCTTATAAAGAACCACCCCAAGAAGTTTCATTTTATGCATACAAGCGGATAAATCATTTTCGCGAAATATTGGCTCAATTTCAGGCAAAAGAAACGACTCAAATTTCGGATGATTTAATTGAAAAATACGACAACAGATTGTGAAGGAACGGATTACGCTAGAACAATTGACAAATGCTAAAACAAAAAATATACTGAAGAAATTGGGATTAAATAAATACTATGAACACATTCCCTTTATTAAAGACCGTTTAGGGATTAAACCGCCAATTATGACACCTGATTTGGAGAATAAATTATGCGCTCTTTTTATGGAAATACAGCGACCCTATTCGCGCTGTTGTCCCGATAATCGCGTTAATTTTTTGAATTATTACTATACAATTTATAAATTGTGTGAAATGCTGAACCAGTATCAATTTTTACCTTACTTTCCAATGTTGAAAGATAGAGAGAAACGAATAGAACAGGATGAAATCTGGAAAAACATCTGTAAAGAATTAGAATGGAAATTTATACCCACAGTCTAAAATGGGATGGATACCATTAATGGCAAAACCATTAATGGCAAGTAAAGAGTATAATTCATTATCAATTTAAACAATTAAAACAAGTGTATATGAAATGACTTCCGAACTTATCGTTTCTCTCTTCGATTTAGTTGGGAAAGAAGAATTTAGAAGGGGAATGATTGATTTACTTTTTGTTAAAGTAGATAAAGAAGAAGAAACTGATACACATAAAAATATTCAACTAACTCATAATGCTGATTATATATTAAAAAATGCTTTCTGGACATATTCCATATTATCGTATATAATTATACCTTCTGGTATTACAACTATTTATAAATTTACTTTCGAGTATTGTAATAATTTAATTCATGTTACTATTCCAAATACTGTTACACATATCGAGGAGTATGCGTTTTTTCACTGCGTTTCATTAGAAAATATTTCCATTCCTAATTCAGTGACAACTATTGAGAGTGGTGCGTTCGAATATTGTAATAGTTTGACTCATGTAATATTACCGGAATCTATAACTGTTATTAGCAATGGAATCTTTTGGTGTTGTTATAATCTAGAAAGTATAATACTTCCACGATATACCACTGAAATAGGAATTGGTGCTTTTTGGTGTTGTGAAAAATTGCTATCTATAGAACTTCCACCTTTTTTAAGAAAAATATGTGTTGATGCTTTCTATAATTGTATGCAAATAGAAAATATAATTATCCCACCGTCTGTTATTGATATAGAGAGAGATGCCTTCTACAACTGTTTCGGATTATTATCAATAACTATACCTCTTTGTTTTAAGGATAATATGAATGATATATTCAAAAATGTTGACCTTACAAAAATAGATATTATTTATACCTCTAATTCTAATTCTAATACTAATACTAGTTAATTTAAATTTTTATATGTATTGGTCTTCAACTACACGCATCAAGGTTTTCATAATTTCATCTGCTTGACCCTTATCATCAACATAAATAAAGACTACAATACAAAGCATAATTCCACGAATCAGTTTTTGATTATTAAAAAAAGAATCCAGTTGAATAAACTCTTGGAGTTTAGCAGAACCATAACATTGATATATTTCCATAACTTTTTTACAATGTGGTGGTTTTCTCCTCATATTGGTGTAGGTTTGAATAAACTCTTGTTGGTGAGTAGTTATATACTCAAGGTATGAAATATTATCACCATTATCTAGTTCTACACTCAATGCGTCTAGTTCATCATAAAAATTAGCTAACTGTTTGACATCATTTATATCATAAGAATCGGTGATGGTTAAAGGTTCTAAATTGTCGCAATTTTCAGTATCCTCAAATAAATTTGTAAATACCTTACACGAGTTTACAAATTTATCTGAAACAGATATAGTTCCGTATGTGTTTCTTAAGGTATAATTCATTATGTATATGTAAAATAATTTATAACATAAGTATTAAATTATTTTAATTTATCTATCTTTTTTATTAAGGTCTCTTACAAGAACACCATTTTTCGGGATTCTTACCAAAAATCGTCGGTCATTACGTTTAAGGACTATCCATCGATAGCGAGGTGAATTGGTATTTGGTAAAATAACCAGTATTACTTTTCCTAAATATCTCTCAAAATGTGTATTTTTTTATGGATAGACATGAAATTATAGTATTATTCTATATATTGAATTATACTATATATTGAATTATACTATATATTTACAATCGGGGGAAACCGACAAGGTTGGCACCAATACCGAAACCGGCACCCGATCGTGCCTGTGAAGCCATTGATGGCACGTAGGTATCGAGGATGGAGAAAGTGGCCGCAGCAGTGAGGGCAATAAGAGCCACCTCATCAAGATTGAGCGAGCGTTTTGGGATGGCGTAGGCAGCCAAGGCAACCATAAGTCCCTCAACAAGATATTTGATGGCGCGCTTAAGCAATTCCTGTAAGTCGATCATGTCGTTGAGCATCATTTCTCTATAATTAAGTATAAGAAAAAAAAATACTTAAAATCAATAAATTAAAAGAATTATAGAAAAAATGAGCAACGAAAATTATGAACCTCGAATGACCCCTAATGGAAAAATGAACCCTAAATATATCGATTTGCTCGAGGAGGATAAACCCATCGCTAATCAAAAATTTGTATGCGTTTCTTTTGTGTCCCCTGAAAAAATCCTCAAGGATAAGCACCTCTTTTATTTCGAGAAGTTCCTAAAGGAATGGGAATTCAGCAAAACCGTGGAAAAATATCGTCAATTTATGAGTTTTATTTCCTATAAATACAATGTTTCATTTGATGCCTTAAGTTCTGATTTGGATGAATTCTGTTCCGAAGAAAAAGACATGCTCAAGAATGGAACACTTGAGGATGATTTTAAGACATTTATAGATAATAGTGAAGAAGCACTCCAATCAGCATTTGATAAAGACCATCAGTTCCAAACCTCCGTTAGGTCGGTAAAAATTCGCGGAGTTTACCCTACACAAGAGGAAGCAGAATTGCGATGTAAAATGCTTCGCGAAGCAGACCCCAACCACGATGTTTATGTGGGACCAGTGGGGATGTGGATGCCGTGGGAACCCGAAGCATACAAAACGGGGCGTGTAGAGTATCTCGAGGATGAATTGAACCAGCTTATGCATGAGAAGGCAAAGAATGATAAGCGCGATAAAGAGGCATTCGAAAAGCGTCTCCGTGAGGCAAAAGAAAAGGCAATCAAGGAGAATGTCAAAATTGCCGAGGAGACGGGCAATAAACTGTCGCAAAATATCGATGAGAATGGTAATCTTTATGATGTGCGAAATGTGGATGATGCGGATGCCACATCGGTGGCAAATATTCGTAATGAGATTTTTGAGAATCCGGATGTAGTTCCAGATAAACCCAATGACCCGATGATGCTAAAAAAGTAAACTCTAAAAATTGATTAAATTATTCTAATACAAATAGTATTAGTATAATTCATAGACTATGTCGGAAAATAAACGAGAGAAAAAACCAAAGTGTTTTACTTGTAATGTAAAAATACCCGTTGCAATGCGGGGTTACCCTTGTCAATGTGAGCACGAGTTTTGTATGTTACACCGTCTTCCTGAAAACCATGAATGTTGTTTTAATAGACGAGAAGAACACCTAAAATCGTGTCAATCAAAAATAATGAAGATGAAGTGTGTTTCTGATAAAATAGAAAAAATATAATATTTATTTAGATATCTCTGTTCCGCAAATATTTTTGGTTTTACCTAGGTCATATTTTTTATCAATATAACGCATATCTTGAGTAATTTTTTCGCATTCTTTAATCTTCTTATTA